CATGCCGCGAATGCGCGCCTTGGCCATGGCCGTGGCCAGGCGCTTCGTCACCTCGTCGAGATCGACCTCATCCAGGACGTCGTCGAGCTGCGCGAGGAACTCCTCGTAGCTGTTCGTCTCGCGCAGGAGCCGTTCTATCGGATCGGCGATCGGGGCGATCTGCGCCTTCCACGCGTCGAGCTCCTCTTCGCCGATCGCCTCGATCTCGGCCGCCCCCGGATCGCCGCGATCCGCATTCGACGCCCGGCAGCACGGGCAGCCGGGACCGTGGCGGGTGTTCCGGGCCGCACGCGGTTCCGGCGCAGTTCCGGGCGGGACGAGCACCTCGTCGTCCTCTTCGGGTTCATCATATCCCAGACGTGCGCGCACCTGGCGCTGGCTGACCCGGAGCCCGGCCCGAACCAGGGGCGCGGTCGCGTCAGACAGCGCCTTGATGTCCTCCGGCTCCTCGATGAAGAGCTTGAACTGCGGATAGGACTGGCGGACGCCGAAGTTCAGCTGAACGGCTGGCAGGATCACGTCGCGCTGGATCGTCGCCTGGAGACGGCGCACGTCGGCGCGGCGGATGTCGTCGCGCACCTCGTCATGGACCTTCGCCTGGGCGAGCGAAGCACCGTCATCGGTGGTCATGGTCTGGCCGAGGACGCGCTTCGAGACCTGCTTGTCGAGATAGTCGGCGAACTTGCCGAACACGGCCTCGCCGCGGCCTGCCTCGGACTTGATGAACTCGATCTCCATCCCCTTGGGGATAATCCCGCCCGCATCGCCCGCGATCGACAGGACCGTCCGCAGAAGCGCGCGCTTCTCCTCGGCCGTGGCGTTGCGCTCGTAGCGCCCCACCCGAAGCGGCTGGCCGAAGACCTCGCAGAACCCGGCCCAGTCCTTCAGCGTGTAGGACTTCATGATGAAGGCCCAGGCGGCGAACCGGGCAAGGCCCGCGCGGATCGGCAGGCCCGTCTTCACCCGGCCGGCATGGGTGACGTACTTGCCCCAGGGCAGCGGCAGACGCTCGTCGCCGCTTTTCAAAAGAAGCTCGCGCCGGGTCTCCTTGTCGAACGCGAAGAAGCGCTGGTCGCGCCATTCGAACTCGCGCGGGACCCACCTCTTACCGGTCTCCCAGACCATTTCCACGACCGACACGCCCTTGCCCAGGGCATCGAGCGCATCGTCGAGCATGTCCGCGAACTCGGCGCGCTCGACGAAGGACCGGCAGAACTTCGCGATCTCCTCTTCCTCGGCCGTGTCGTCCACCGCCTCGATCTGCGGCTCGAGATTCGAGACCGCATCCTTGCGCGTCTGAAGAACCGACCCGTAATGCAGGTCGCGCTCCTCGATCTCTTCAGCCAGGGCGAAGAACTCGGACGCATCGTCATGAACGGCGGCATCGAGGATGCGCGCCAGGCGGACCGGCTCCAGCCCGGTCACGACGCTGTCGAAGGTCGCCGGCCGGCGCGCGCCCGTGGACGGCACCGCGATCTCCGACCCCATCGTCTTGGCGTCGACCTTCAAGGGCCGGCCATAGGGATCGATCAGCATGGGGCGATCCATGTCAGAGGCCTCCTCTTCGGGAATAATCAAGGCCGCGACCGAAATCGTCGTCCTCTTCGATATCGGCGTCGTTCAGCTGGGCGGCGCTCATGTAGCCGTCGTATTCGGCGACATCCTGTTTCGCGGCGAAGAGCGCCAGGGCGCCCGCGATGCCGGCATCGCCGTGGCGCATTCCGCCGCCCTTGGCGGCGCGGCGGTCGGGCACGCGCGGCACGCCCGCCACCAGCGTGAAGGCGCGAAAATCGTCGATCACCTCGCCGTCGCGGGGCACGGCGAAAACGTCATCCTCCAGCGCCTTTTTCACCGGAGGCATGTGGCTGCGGTACCAGTCGACCGAGAAGATCACCTGGTGGATCCGCGAATGACCGAACTCCTGCGCGGTGCGCTCGGCGAGCTCGGCGCCGTTGCCGCCCGCGTCGACGGCCCCGGCGGTGAAATTCGGCAGCGCCTCGATCATGTGAAAGAGGATCTGCTCCTGTACGTCGAAGGGCAGGCTTGCGAGTTCGATGACGAAGGGCGGGCGGCGTTCGAGCAGCCGCGTCGTCAGGACGGGCCAGATCACCGAGCGGTCAACCTTTCGCCCGAAGTCCATCCCGAAGGCATGGTCCAGATCGCGGTCAAGGCGCTTCAGGAGCGGATCGAGATGGGTGGCGATCCAGTCGGCCGTGACCCGGCGGCGCTCGTCGCGCGGCGCCTTCGCGAAATCGGCCGGCATCGACCAGCGCAGGACCGGGACGGCGATCGCGCGGGCTTCGAGAAGGGTGCGGGTCAGCCAGGCGCCCGAGCCGCGGGCGGGGATGCAGAAGAGCTCCTCGTCGGCCGCATCACCGTAATCGGCGATGACCGCGTCGCGCCATGCGGCTTCGGCCTCGACCGAGTACGGGCGCCCCGCCCTGATACAGACCCGCTCGTAGAGACCGTCGCGGATCGCGTCGTCGAAATCGAACCGCACCAGGGCATGCGGCCGGTCCCCCGAGCGCACCGCGCGGATCCCTTCGTTGAAGGCATTCTCGTCCCCGTCATGGGTCGAGATGATCACGACCTTGCCGCCCCAGATCAGCAGCGCGAACGCCGCCTTCAGCAGCTCTTCGAGGTCGTCGTGGAACGCCGCCTCGTCGATGATCACCTTGCCCTGCCGGCCGCGAAGGCTCCGGGGCTTCGACGACAGGGCCGTGATCTCGAAGCCGCTGGCGAAGCGGATGCGGAACGCCTGGATGAACTGGTCGGCCTCGCCGGGTTGCGCCGCGTCCTTGAACAGGAACTCCTCGGCCTCCGCGATCGCCGGCATGAAGGCGCGGGCCCAGTCGCCGCAGGCGTCGATGAACTCCCGCGCCATGTCGAGATTGTAGCCGATATATAGAGTGTCCATTCCGCCGGCGGTGCGCGCCACGCCCGAGCTCAGCACCCCGTCCGCGGCCAGCGCCCAGGTCGCACCCGTCCGCCGGCTCTTCTCGCACCAGGTGACTGAGTTTGCCGCGACGGTCCGCAAGAGCTGCTGCTGATAGGGCAGGAGGACGCCGGCGGGTGTGGCACCGAAGGTGTCGAGCGCAACGGCGCGGCTGGAGCGCCGAAGCTCTACCCAATCTTCCGCGGTAAGCTCGCGGCTCATTCGGTGCTACCCGGTTCGGGCATGCCCAGGATTGCCCGGCGGATGCTCTCGGCCGTGGCTTCGGTCATTCCCTGGACCGTGCGGACCTGGTCGATCGCAGCTTCGGTGCGCTGCGCCATCTCCGCCTCGACGCGGCGGCGCATGTCGGACGAGGTCTTTTGCGCCGAGACGATCGCGCGGACGGCCTCGGCCATTTCCTTGGCCTGTTTCGGCGACCATCCGGCCCGGCCGCCATCCTCGAGCATCTCGAAGACCAGCGTCTTCATCGTCTCGGCGATGGCGATGGTCAGATCGTCGGTGCTGCCGATTTCCAGCCGTTCGGTGATCGCGGAGGTGATTTCCCGGGTTCGCTCGATCCGGCGCGTGGCCTCGGCCACCGCCACGCTGTGACGGTACCAGGCCGAGCGGGAAATCGGCTCGATCCCCTTCGCCGCCAGGCGGTCGTTGAACTCCTCGAGGATCTCGTGCTTGTGCCGCTTGGCGGCCCGAAGCTCGCCATGCGCCCAGGCGATATCCTCATCCGCCTCCTCGGGCAGAAGATCGATCGATGACAGCCGGCTCGACGATCGGGCCATGGGGTCATTCCCCCGGAAGCGGACGGGCGATGCCGGGGACCTCGACGAACCCCTTCGACACTTCGAGGCCGCGCTGGGTCAGGACGGCTAGGACGGTCTCGCCCAGCTCCTGGATACGAATGGCTTCGGCACTGTCCTGAAGCCAATGCAGCTGCGTCCGGATGTAGTCCCGTCCCTTCGTGTAGCCGTGCAGCTCGAGCCGCTTGGCCAGCAACCGTTCGTTCAGCGTGTAGGACGGCTCGCGTCCCAGCTCGAACAGGATGGCGCGGCGTATGTCTTCGCGCACGAACGCGTCGTAACTCTTGTCAGGCATCGGACCCTTCTTCCTCGTTCATTTCCCGCACCTGGGCCTTGACCGTCCGGAGCTGGCTGGTCGTATCCATCAGGTACCGCTCGACCCGTTCGAGACCGCTGTTCACCGATTGGCTGACATCCAGGCAGCGCTGCATCATGCCGCGCATCTCGGCCATCTCGACCTTCAGGGCGTGCAGTTCGTCCCGGTCGACCTTGTGCCGGACCTGTTCGCCGATCGCATCGACCCGCGTCTCGGTATTCCGCATGCTCTGAGAAAGGCCCGTCGTGATCATTTCCAGGTCCGCGAGGCGGCGCCGGTGCTCCTCTCGTTCCCGCCTGCCGAACATCAGCGGTCATCCCCCATGATCGACGCCGGAACCTCCGGCACACGAATATGCTCAGGCGCCAGACGTCCTTCCTTCACGTCGACGAGGATCCCCAGAAGCTGGCGCATCTGCGACCGGATCGCGTCCACCGTGACCCGCATCTGGAGCTGTTCCAGGGTCAGTTCGGACAGCTGCCGGTTGGCCTGGGCCAGCTGGCTGGCGATCTCCACGCTCTGCGCCCGTTCGGCCGCGATCTGTTTCATCAGGTCTTCGCGGAACTGGCTCTGATCCGTCTCGAAGGATAGCCACCCTTTGAACCGCGCGAGAACCGTCAGGAACGCGAAGATCGACGCCAATCCACCTCCGACCACGACGGGGTTGCTGAAGGTCTCTTCCATCACCAGCGCTCCCCCGCCACGTGGATCGCGGCCAACGCCGCCCCGAACGACAGGGCGCCATAGACATAGACGGCCGGGTTGAAGGGTTGCGCCGCGCCGATGAAGAGCGCGACGCCGATCCACACCGCAAGGTTCGTGACGAGCGCGACGAACAGCAGCGGCCGCACGCGCTTCGATGGCAGGAACGAGGTCGCGAGCAATACGCATCCGGTCACGGCCATGATCGCGGCCCAGACATACGGCCCGAAGATGAAGGCGTCGTAGACCGGCCGGTCCATCGTCTCCGGCGCCGCAACCAGCGCGAAGGCGCGCCCGAGCGATGCCAGGGCGAGCACGAGGGTCGTCAGGCGGGCAGGCGTTGCGAAGGCCCAGCCGAACAGGCGCTGGCCTGGGCTCATCTCGGCACACAGAAGAGAACGGCGCGCCCGGTTCTGGGCGCGCCGCATTGCGGCCGGGTCGTGGTGGTGGCCTCGGGTCATGGCCTAGCCGATGCGCTCGCGCGCGGTGATCCGGCCGATCAGGGCCACGACGGCGGCGATCGTGGTGCCGATCATGGTGACAACCTCGACGATTTCCTGCGCATCGCCCTCGCCGATCGAGATACCGATGAACTCGCCCAGGACGGGGATAATCAGCGCGCCGGCGGCGCCCAGGACGCCTTTCGAACGCATCCAGCTCTTCGTGGTCTGCATGGGGGTGGTCTCCTCGGGTTGAACGGGTGTGTCAGGGGTGTGCCGGGTCTCGCCGCGTGGCGCCTCGACGGGCTCCGCAGGAAGGATCGTCACGTACTTGCCGGAGACGAAGCCGACGTAGCCGCCGGGCGTGCGCACCTCGTACCAGCCGTCATCGTGATCGAGGATCGTCACCTGGACGCCGCGGGGCAGCGAGCCGACGATCTCGCCATCCGGGGCGCTGCGGAAGTTCAGGGACGAGGCGGTGACCCGGCCCTGTAGCGCTTTCCGCTCGGAGCGATCCGCGCCGCGGGCCGCGGGCGTCATCTCGATTGCTCCGCCCGAGGAAACCGCGCGGTCACCCGCCAGCGCCGAGCGCACTTCGCCGCGCAGCCTGGCGCCGATGGACGCCCCCGACGCATAGCTCTCGTCCCAGGGCAGGCGCGCAATATCCCACTTGCCCCGTTGCTTGATCCCCAGGACCGGCTCGACCTCGGCATGCGACAGGACCGCGTCGGCCTTGGGCGCGATGCCGTAGCGGCGGCACAAGGTTGCAAGGAGGTCGACCAAGGCGTCCCACTGGTCCTTCGTGATTGGCTTCGGACCGGGATCGAAGGGGCGTTCCTGCGCCTTGTGCATCCCGCAAAGTGCCACGCCGATGGCACCGGTATTGGCGTTGCGGGTGTGGGCGGCATAGTTGCCGCGGATCGGCCCGGCATTCGCGTCGATCGGCAGATCGCCCCGCACGAGGTTGCCATCCGCCTCGATCAGAAGGTGATAATGCTTGCGGTCGAGGGCGCTTGCCTCCGCCCCGCCCGCCGTCCAGTGGAAGATGATCCGGGTCATCTTCGCGCGCGGCGCCACGGGCTGCGGCATCCATTGCATGGGAATGGCAAGGCGGCTGGTCACTGTAGCGCTCCGGCGAGGTGGCTGTCCTCGCCAGCTCTATCCGAGCGCCCTGCCCCAGCCCGTTCTGTCAGGTGTCAGGGGCGGTCTGCGCCGTGCTCAGTGGATATCCCCAAAGCAAGCTCACCTTCAGCTTTTCCCGACCTTGTGCGACGTCGGTATCACGAACCGACGCCAGTCCTTCGGTTGAAAGACATATGCTCTGGCGCGGGGCGCGATGCCTTCAGGCGCCGTACCGTCACGGTGCGCTAAGGACCAAGCCAAGCCGAGCGCGACATAGGTATGGTTACCATCCACGATCTCATCGCCATCATCATTTATGGCGCGACAGAGTAATACGGGTTTCGGGTTCTGCGTCCTGAGAATTGCCTGAACTCGATCTTCTTTCACCGCGCCGTCCTTCAACAGCCGCTCGATGTAGTCAAACTCGATAGGGATGGTGCCCCGCTCCGCGTGCTTCTCAGCCCATAGGCGCATCGGCCCTACGTTGAGGCTGATAGGTTTGCCGCCCTTACCGGTCAGTTCGTAGACCTCGGACGTGACCACAATCTTAGGCAGTCGGCGGTTTGCTTTGCGGCGCTCGTGACGGTTCATAAATCCAGCATAGCGCTAGGGCCATTCCCTGACCATCAGATCGTTGGAAATGGGCGCGAACGGCTTCCGCAACCCACCCATCTGCTTCATGAAGAACGGCACCTGATGGGCGCAGCTCTGTTTCATCAGCTCCGATGCCCATTCATTTCCGGCCACCCTTCTTCCGGGTGCGGACCGCGTGCTCGAGCTCGGCCGTCGCCATGATGACGGGCTTCAGCTCGGCAGGGGCGTGGTCATAGCCGCGCCCGAACCGGCCGTTGAGCCGCGGCGCCAATGCGAACGGAATCGCCTTCCAGTTCGTCGGATCACAGTTCGTCTTGTCGCCGTCCAGGCATTTCAGCCGGTGGCCTTCAGGGACCGGGCCGTTGGCCTTTTCCCAAAGGTAACGATGCTTGTGGACTGGTCGGGTCTTGGCGCCGGTCCAGGGGTTCGGTTCATCCACGATCAGGATGACGTAGCCATCCTTAGCGTCGACACGCTCGTGGCCGGGACCCTTGTAGGTGTGCGGCACGCCACCCTTCTTGAACTGCGTCCGCGCTGTGTTCGGATTGAAGGGCATCTTCTTGCCCTTGTTCGCCGGGGTCTGCCCCTTTGCGAAGCACCCCGTCCGCCCGGTCTTCCAGCCCTTGCGGGTGCAGAGTTGCTTGAAATTGTCGAACGACACGTCCGGGCGGTCCCAGATCAGCTGGAAGTCGGAGTAGAGCAGCTTGCGCGGGCGTTCCTTGCGTGCCTCGATCCAGGCGAGTTCCTCGTCGCTGTAGGGAATGGCTCGAACCATCGCCTACGAACCCCCGCCATTGCCGATCATCGGCAGATGCGGCGTTATCTTGTCGCCATGTTCGGCGTAGAGCTTCGCCGCCTTGAGCCGCAGGTCGGCCGTGCCGATGATCTTGTCGGAAACTGCCACGACAGCTTCGGCGCGCTTCACCTCCTGGGCGATCTTTTTGGCATCGAGATGTTCGTCGGACAGTCGCTCTAGCTGGGCGAACAGGTGGTCGTTTAGATCGGAAAGCTTGTTCTTAGTCATTGGACGTTTCCCTCAATGTTCAGGTTCGGATCGGTCGACTCCGCCACGCGGCGCGCAATCTCAGTCCAGTTCCGCCGCGTGGTTGCTGGATCCAGATGCACCGGGGCGACAGGAGAGATGGCGGCGGTGATCTGGTCTATGATGTGCCTTGGCGTGCACACCGATTTTGTGCGCTCAGCCATTGCGTTCGGTCCTCTTTGAAGCATCGTCCGAAACTTCCGCCTCTGGAATGGCCAGAGTGGAAAGGATCAGATCCCGGTGACGCGCCTCGCAGGCACGCTTCGCGTCTTCTTCCGTGAGATATCCCCGGTGGTTCAGAAGCAGGTTGTCATCCGAGTATGCCGCCCACGAACCATCGAAGTCCCGCTCGACATTCCAGACGGGTGATCCGTCCGCGTCGCCGAACATGCCAGCTTCGGTGTCGTCCCACGTCAGCGGGGCAATTAGCGCATTTTCAGCACGGCGCAGGGCCGTCATATACTCATCACGCTGCTCGATCGCACTTCGGGCGGAATCCTCGGCCGCATCCCGCATCGCGCCAAGTCGTCGCAGAACAGCGCCCCAAAGCGGGGATCCCCCCATTTCCATCATCATCGCGAGCGCTTCCACCTCCAGCGGGGTCAAAGGTGCGGTTTCAACGGTAAAGCCCTTCATGGTCTCCTCCTCCTGGATCATGGTCATTCGAACAGGTCCAACTGCCCCTGCATCTTCAGCCGCGCCCGATTCAGGTCCGGCCGCGGTTCGACCTGACCATCCCGGGCGCGTTCCCGGTGCCGGTGGACGGTGCGCACCGAACACTGGCAGGCCCGGGCGATCTCGTTGGCGCTCATGGTGCCGGTGGCATCGAGCGCGGCGATCCGTTCGCGCAGGACCTCGTCGCGCGTGTAGGGACCGAGGGGCAGCTTGATCGAGACGCCGCTCGCGCCCCCCAGCGTGAAATGATCCGACAACCGCTCGGCCTTGTCGCGGCCGATCGCGGCTTCCAGCCAGTGCCCGTGCGGCACCCGACCGGGTATGAATATCTGCATGCCACCGGCCACGGCGGCGAGGTCGAGCGCGGCGTCGCGCCCGATCTCGTCGGCGATCTCCGCCAGGAGGCCGGTCAGCTCGGTCACCGCAAGGGCACCCCGGCGGCGGCGCATATCGCCAGGATGCATGCGGCGAGCACCACGACCCCGGCCAGCGTGATCGTGATCGGCACCCTGCCCCGGAACCGGCAGTTGGCATATCGGTCCCGGCGGCTCATGACGTCTCGCCCCGGATTTCACGGCCGAGGGCGTTCATCACGTCGATCCATTCGGCATGGTTCGGCGGTTCGGACCCGACGATATTGCGGCCAAGGATTTCCATCACGCCGGCCTGCATGTCGCGCGGGTGCCGCCCGAGCTTGACCCACTGCGCGCGGGCAATCCGGTACCCGTTCGTCTGCTGCACCAGAGTTTGGTGTTGATGGATCGCCCAACTGACCCCGCCATCGCGGGCAAGCCAGCTTTTCAGCGCCTCGATCGCCTTCTTGGCATCCTCCGGATCGTGGCAGAACCGGACCGCGTCGAGGCCAGTCTGCCGCTTCACGAATGCCGTCAACGCCGTGTCACGACGGTCCCGGACGAGCCCGAGGTTCCACCCGGCAATCCAGAGCGCCTGGAGCTTGCCCGCGAACCGGCCGTCGAGGCCTGGCTTCTTCCCGCGGCGCTTGAACCCCATGCCCTCGAACACCTGGAGCAACCGACGGCGCTCGGACGAGGTCAGCTCGCCGGCCGAGCGCTTACCGGTCTCGCGCTCGATCAAGTCGCGGTAGGTTTCGTCGTCTAGACCAAGCTGGCGCTTAGCGACATGGATGGCGGCGATCACGCTCATGGCAGCGACCTCCCGCGCTCGACCTCGATGCCATGCAGGACCGTCGAGCGGTCCCGCTTGAGGACATGCGCGATATCTTCGGGATGGGCGCCGCGATCATAGGCCGCCTTCATCGCGGCCTGGCGGATGGCGGCCAGCGGTTGGCGGCGGTTGCGTGCGACCAGCTCGGCCAGGGAAAGACGATGCAGGGCGGCGACCGAAGCCATGACGGCACGGATCTGCATGTCCGAGAGACAGCCAGGCTCACGGGGCCGCACTCTGCGGAACTTCCTCCGGCGCCGGATCACTCGCAGACCGCACCCAGGCTGCCCCTCGCGGCACTCGTCCAGCGAACAGGTGAGACAAAGATCAGCCATGGCTCACACGCTTGCCAGATCGAGGGTGATCGGACTGGTCGCGCCCGTCTCAGGATCCCGGCGGTAGAACCGCACGTAGGTCTTCGAATGGGTGACCCGGATCGCGTTGCCGATCGCCTCCATGGCCCGGTGCCAGTCGGCATCGTCGATCTTCAGACGGCGCAGGGACAGCACCCGGCCGGTATCGATGCGGCCTTCCTTGTTGACCTGGAAGGCGTCGTTGATCAGCACGCGGACATTGTCGTTCGCATCCTCGGCCCAGCGTTCGATGCAGGCATCGATCAGGCTCTTGGCGATCTGGAGCTCGGGCCCGAAGCTCAGCGTGTCGCTGATCTGGACCTTCACCTCGAGCGCGCCGTCGAACGTGCGCAGGGTCATGTTGCCCTTCTCGCCCCCCTTCTTCACACCGTATTCCTGGCCGAGAAGATCGCGGAAGGCATAGGCCTCTTCCAGCGCGCTGTCGCGGAATGCGCCCAGGGACGCGTTCAGCGCCTCGGCGCCGCCGATCAGACGGCGGACGAGATCGTCCTGGAGCTTGTCCTCCTCCTTCACCTTGCTGTCGGGGACGAGGTTGCCCCGCGCGTCCTGCCAGTATCCCGGCGGCAGGGCCGTTTCGGTGGACTGTGCCATCAGATGGTCTCCTTCGTGGTTTCGGTGACGTCGGTCGATGCGGCCCCGTGCTTCGGGTGCAGGGGCCAGCCATGTCCGGCGACGATCAGATCGGCCCAGGCGCGCACCGCGTCCCGGCCGGCGTCGAGGAAGGCGAGCTCGGCCGAGAGAAGGTCCGGGCCTTCGAGCTCGGTGGAGCTGACGAAAAGCGCCGTCATGCGCGACAGCGCGACATGCAGACGGTCTTCGGGGGCCAGGGGTGCGGTCATGACGACATCCCCCATGCAATCAGCAAGAGCCCGTAGAACGTGGCGAAGAGCGTCAGCAGGCCGATCAGATCGACCAGGAATAAAAGGACCCAGCCGGACCAGGGCGAGCCATCGTCCTGGCTGGGAAGGTGGCGATCGCGAGAAGGAACATCGCGATCGCAGGCAAGCGGGATCCCGGCAGCGTCATGCTGCGCGGGACCGGGAACGGTTGGGGGGGCCAACGGGGCGGTCAATGGGAAGCCCTCCCTTCCAGGCGGGCCATGATCTCTTCGCGTTCGGCCTCGATCTGCGCTTCCAGTCGGGACCGGTCCTGCGGGCTGAGTTCCCCCAGGAAGAACCGGTCCGCGATACTGAACCCGCGAACATAGTTGGCGATCAGGCGCTGCGTTTGGCGGTGCATCTCGACCTGCGGGTCCGCGGTATCGAGCGGCAGGCTTTCGAGCATCATGATCAGACGCGGCTGGATATAGGCGCGCGTCTGGAACACCAGCTGGAGGTCTTCTGCGATTTGCTGCGGATCGAACTCGTTCGCCATATCAAGCCGCCTCCACATCGCGGTTCGACCAGGCGTTCTTGAGGTCCGAAACCGTCAAGGCGCGTTCCTCACCGAAGGTTTGTCCGACCACCGACATCTTCGCCAGCTTGATGGTCTGATCGATCTGCCCCAGCGCGCCGGGCTTCATGCCCACGCCGATCAGGAACTTGCGCTGCGCGGGATCGACGATCCCCCAGGCATCGAGGATCGCCTCGATGTCCGACTTCAGCGGATGCTTGCGGTGCATGCGCTTGAAGATGCGCCGGCGCAGCTGGCCGTAGCGCTCGTTCTGCGCCCAGGACTTGCCGAACCGGTGGTAGGTTTCCGAGTTGCCCAGGATCGCGATGCCGCACCCGTAGAGATCGTAGAAGTGTCGCAGCTGGTTGATCCCGTCATCGACCAGGTTCTGCGCCTCGTCCACGATCAGCAGGGATCCCGATCCCACGCGCTCAAGACGACGCCCGATCGACCGCACGAGCCGGGTCGGATTGGGCTGATGGATATCCAGCGCGTCGGAAATCTCGACCAGCATCCCGTTCACGGTACGAGTGTGCGGGCTGATCGTAGCCAGCCAGGTGTTCGACCGGCTGCGCGCATAGTGCTTGGCGGTGAAGGTCTTTCCCATCCCCGCCTCGGCATTGACCATGACGATGGTGGGCATCGTCTGGGCCGCGGCGAGGAGATCGGTCATCTCGTGGGAGAACCGGGTCTTCACGAAGGCCGGGGAGAGCGGAATGCGATCCGTCAGATCCTGCATGTCGCCGATCGACGACAACCAGTTCTGGATGCTTTCGTTCACCTTGTCGTAGCGGCCGTTATAGGTCCCGGCAAACCAGGCCCCGAGGGTGCTTTGCGGCACGCCAGACCGGCGGCTGACTTCCGCCTTCGGCCAGCCATGCTGTTCGGCCAGGTCGTGAACCTTCACCACGAGGTCCTGCCACTCCTCGAAGACCTCGTCGGTGACGCCCGACCCCGTCGGGCGCTTGGACATGTCCGGCAGGACCCATACGGGCCGTGTTGCCGTATCGTTCCGGGTTGTATTCGTGTCGTCGCTCATTATTGTCCTCATTGGATTTGATGATCTGGCGGGGTTCGGCCCCGCCTTTTTCTTTTGCGAAACCGGATCAGCTGGCCGATCCGCCGACCAGGCGGATGAAGTTCGAGAACCCCGCCTCGCAGTCTTCGTCCCAGAGCCCCGCGACGGCCTCCTCCGGCTCCTCGACCGGCACCGCGTTCCCGCCGAAGATCGGGCGCATGACCCTCGGGGGATCGGGCTCGACGGCCTTTCGGACGGCGCCGTCGTCGTAGAGATCGGCGAGTTCTTCGGGGGTCAGCGTGACATGGGTTTTCCGCTGGTCCTTCAGTGCTTTCAGGAAGGCCGACCGGCTGCGGGCATGGCGGCGCGCGGCTTCGGTATCGTTGAACCCGGTCTTCTCGATGCACGCGGCTCGGCAGAGCAGCGCATTGCGCTCGTCATAGACGGCCAGCGGCTGATGCAGCGCATCCGGATCGTAACGGACTGTCACGTCGCGCCCCGCGAACGCGGTCAGAGCCGGATCCCAGTAGCGGTTGCCTTGCCAGTGGATTTCGCCATTGCCCTTGCGGGCCCGGACGCGCTTCGCGGCCAGGAGCCACAGCGCGCGCTGCGCTTCGGTGGCCCAACGGATGACGGTGCCATCGGCCTCGACGCTGGCGCGGAACGTCTCGTCGAAGCTCCGCCCCTTGCAGGCCTCGGCTTTCCGCCCTGCCCTGGCGTTGTGTTCGGCAATCCGATCGGCGACCAGCGCCTTGAACTTGTCCAGCGGAACGGCGCGGCTGCCGTAATTCTCGGGCTTCGCGTCGGGCTTGTTGCCCGTGTAGGCACCGGCGCAGGCAGGATGGCGGGAGATTTCGTCGGTGAGGTCTCGGAAGGCTCGCTCGATCGGCTTCGACTGCCCCGAATAGGGTTGCGTCCAGGTGACATCGACGCCGAGCGTGACCAGAAGGCCGTCGGGATCGTCGGGCTTCTTGCGGAACCGGAAACGGTTCTCGACGCCCCCTGTGATATCCTTCGAGGCGAAGGCCCGGCCGTTGTCGAGATAGGCGCTTTCGGGGATCCCGTGTTTCGAGATCATGTCGCCGATCACCAGTCGGACCACATCGGCGCTCTCGGACGCGGCAATCCTGTAGGCGATCAGCTTGCCGGAATAGAGGTCCTGGATGGCGATCAGATACGGCCGCAGGATCGCCGTCTCGGTCTTTACGAAGACGTCGAACCGATGGCCGTCCATCGTGATCGCCTCCATTGCGTGGAAATGCTCGCGGGTCCGGGTCTGCGCGGGATAGAGGGCCTTGGCCGCATCCCGCCCCTGCCGGATCAGCGTCTGGGTCGCGGTCGAGACGTCCGCGTCGAGGTGGCGCCGCATCGTCCGCTCGCTCGGTAGGGGGGCCCAACCTTTCCGGGACGCCAAGGCAGCAACACGGCGGTAGCAGGCCGCGAACCCCGGACCCTCGGCGCGCAGGTAATCGCTCTTCAGCGCCGCGTAGGCGTCAGGATTGCACTTCTCACGACGGGGTTTCGCGGCGGGTTTCGGGGCGAGCTTCGGGAGGCGGTCGCATTTTCGGACCCCCTCGATCGACTTGCGGTACCTCTGCAGGGTGCGGGGCGAGTATCCGAACTCCGACTCCACGCGCGCCTCGGCCCGTGCCGAGGACCCGAACGCATGCAGACAATTCTCATAGGCTTGTACGGCTTCCAACCGGTGGCGGGCTTCTTCCCGGACGTCTTCGGGCAGCCGCTCGAACGCCGCCCACTCGGCCGAGGCGGGCGTTTCCGGCTCGACATCCGCTTGCAGGCGCAGCTGCACCGGCATCGGCAAAAGAGTCGCGTGGTATTCCCATCCGCCCCCGCGCCCGGCACATCGACGCGCCAGGTCATCGCGATCGCGCCAGCCTTCGGTCGTGGCGAGGCGATTGATGCCCCGCACGGTCCCGGGCATCTCGGGCGGTCCGACCGCCGCGATCTGGGAAGGGGAATACCAGCGCATCACTCGGCACCCGCCCGGAGGCGTTCGATGACGCCGTCGATCCGGCGGATTTCCTGTTGCAGACGTCCGATCTCCGCCAGGCGCGCCTCGTCGCCTGCGATGACGAGAAGGCCGTCATCGACGATGGCCAGATCCCAAAGCGCAGCCGCCCCTACGGCGCGGGCCAGCGCCTTGAACCGGACGAGGCTGATATCCTCGACCTTGGCCGGGCTCAGGTACCGGTCGAGCTGCCCGCGGCTGAAGCGACGGCACGTGGCAACCTCGACCCGCTGCGCCACGTCTTCGCGGGCCAGTCCGCTGGCCCGGATTGCATCCGACACGCCGCGTTTCATGCGCAGGCGGAACCGCTCGATGTCGAGGGGCATGGGCGCGCGCACCGGAAAGCGCGGCGCAGGATGGGGCAGGGCGTCCATCACTTGCCGCCGCGCAGGGCGCGAAGAACGTCATCTTCCGAGGCCTTGCCGAGGATCGCGTCGGAAATCACGTCCGCCGCGTGGGGCAGTTCCTTGCGCATATGTTCCCGGACCCATTCGGCACGGGTCTCGCGGCTCGCGATGGACCATCCCGTGGCCAGCGCCGAGCGGGCCTTGTCCTGTTTGTCGAGGCGAGGCCGCTGATCGAAGGCCTCGATCGCGCTTTCCACATCACCTTCGAGTTTGCGGATCATCCCGGCGATGGTGTTCTGCGCCTCGACGGGACGGCGTGACAGGGCGTCGATCAGGGTGCGGTTGTCCTCGGCCGTCGAGCCGTAGAGCGCATTGCGCAAGGCCGGGGCGAGGCGGCGGGCGATCCCGTGGCAGCGCTGCGCTTGCCGTCGGGAGATGCCGAGACGATCTGTCACCCGGGCATAGAAACCCTCTCCCTCACTCCCCGTTTCATGGCCCAAAAGGTCACTCGTCAGCTTTTGAGAAATTGCGCCCACTGGGCGTATTTTCGCTGGGCGGCCGCGCTCCACCGCCCCATGCCGTTCCTCAAAGAGTTCGCGGTAATCAGCTACCGCGAGAATGCGATCCAGCGCGGTCAGCTCGTACCGCAGGAGGTTCTCTTCCAGCGTGATCTCGGCGGCTTCGACGGGCGACAGACGGGTGAAGACCTGCGCCTCGACCTCCTCGAACCCGGCCAGCTGGTGGGCCACCAGCGTGTGCCGTCCCGAGACCAGGGTGAACTTGCACGCCCCGTTCGGGGTGCGGCGGACCTTGATCGGGGCCAGCGGCCGGCCCTGGGCCAGCTTCATCGCGAAGACCCGGGCGTGGGCGTCGTTCAGCGGCCGGTGATTGGCCTCGTCGACATGCACATCCTTTAGCGCAATCGCACGGATCTCATATGTGGCGGCTTGGCGCTCGCTCATTTCTGCAACCTCTTGCTCTTGATGTTCTCCATCGCGTCGGCGGCGATGGCCTCGTAGGCTTGGGCGAACTCGTTCTTGGCCATGCGCTCCTCGATGATCGACAGGGCGCGGTTGATCGCCTCGCGGGACCGCTCCAGGTCCTCTACGATCCGCCGCTTCGGGACGCCGATCCGCATCACCATCAGGTGCAGGGCGATCTGACGGCCCAGATGCGCATCGAACAGGCCATGCGGGGGATAGGCGATGTCCTCGGCGGACAGGTGCGTGAACCGCGTCTGGACGGCACCGATAGCAGTCTGGAAGAAATCGGCGACTTCGCCGCTTCGGACCCGCGCCGGTGGCATCGGCGCCTTGCCACCCGGCAGGCCCGGGAAACGACGGTGCGGGACATGCGGCCCCTCGCCGCTGTCCTGTTCAGGCTCGACGCGAACGTGGGGAAGCCGGGCTATCCGGTCGGCGAAGGGCGTGTCACTCATATCCGACGCCCCCCGACGGAATGCGCCGTTCGGCGTTGTGCCAAGGTGGGCAGCGGCTCATAGTTCTGTCTGGGTTGGGGGCTGAGTCGCTCGCCGGTCCTGACGTCGTAGCGGTCCGGCCAAAGCGCCTCGGGCCGCTCGCCCAGGACCCTCGCGATGACCTGCTCTCCGGCCTCATGGGCCCGGGTCAGGGCCACGTCTACGGCATACGGCTGAAGCCCGTGCGCCTTCGAGAGTTGCTTTGTCGACCATCCGGCCAGCCGCAAACGGGCACGGATGTGCTCGGCGCGAACCAGTCGGGGATCGAGGACCAGACTATCCAAGAACGTATCTCCAAGAACCCGCGGCATGGCGGTGCCGCTTCGACGCAAGAAGGTGTTTGCTCATGTGTATGAAACACAGGAATCTGCTTCATGTCAACGCATGAAGATGAAAGATCGCAGGTAGCTGCTTCGGTAGCGAGTAGGCTATCGGTCTTGGCGCAAGACTTTGGGAACCCTGCATCTTTTGCGGACGCAATGGGTGTAAAGAGATCGACTATGTATAGCTGGCTGTCGCAAAAAGCTGAGCCGAAATTCTCAGATGTTGCGATGGTAGCGCGCCGCTCGGGTCGCGGCATCGATTGGCTTCTAGGTGGCGGAGAAGGCGATATTGCCGTTGAACTGAAGTCCTCACGGCAGGCCCACGGCGTAATCTCATCAAGAGAAGACGATCGCTTTCTATCTATTCCCCGCTTCGATGCAGTTGCTTCGGCGGGGTCCAGTGCAGCCGATCCGGCTGTCCTCGAACCAGCTTATTTCATGCAACTAGACACCGACTGGCTTGCCAAGTTCGTCCCCCCCGGGGTCGAAATCTCCGTCCTGGAAGCCCGCGGCGACAGTATGGCTCCAACGCTAGCGGACGGCGATCTCCTTCTCATCCGACACGACATCGACACCGCGCGCGTCCTCTATGGCGGCGGCATCTTCGTCCTCACCTTCGATGGCGGGCTGATCGTCAAACGCGTCGATCCGGGCGCCGACAGGGACATGCGTCTGATCAGCGACAACCCCCGCTACGATACCATCTCGATCCCCCGCGCCGAATGGGACGACCGCGTGATCGTCCACGGCCAGGTCTTCTGGTCAGGAGGGACGATCACAGGGAGGTAGCGCTACAGTATGTTCTCGTTCTCACACTTGCCGGTGAAGGTTGTCGAGGCCTGCGCGACGAGGTCGTGGAGGTCTTCTTCTAAAAACGATGTCCGATACAATGAGGCGCCATCCGATCGTGCCAGCATACCGTATTCGTTCAGGACGAAATGATCGAACGGGCTTTCCACGAACTCACCAACCCACCGGCCATGTTCGATCCCGCTGGCCGCTACACCGTCTTCATCGTATCGCATGTAGGCCAGCGCACTCTGCGAAGTGGGGTATTCGGGCTCGCCGTCCTCTTTTCGCGTAAGGTATATCTCGATCTGGTCGAGGTCGCGGTTTCCATAATATCGCTCGATCATAGCGACACCTTGCGCCGCCAAAGTAGCCTGGTTCCGCGCGGAGCTATGTGCGATCACCCGGATCTGGTCTTCGTTGCCATGAGGGTCGTTGACCATCCAAATCCGGCATTCATCGAGGGCAACGTCCGAAGATACCTTGATCAGCTCGCCCATGTTTGGTGACCCCGATCCCATCACCGCAGTTCCAGCCCGATCGGCCATCTGCGCGACATATCCATCGTCGCTGTCGTGGTTCACGTACCAGGCAATCGCCCCAAGCGCTGCGATGAACCATATGACGCGCATATCGAATCCTCCCGTCGACTACCTGCCCTGCGCCGAAGGTAGGCGGATGGCCTTACCTGGTCACCACCAAATCTCCTCTCAAGCCGGTGCCAGGCCTCGACAATCTGTGTTCAACCGCACGCTTACGGCTGAAACCGGATCGTGGTCACGGCACCGTGCCCGACATGCATACCCTGCCGGGTTCGGCAAAAGCATGTCCAAGTTCGCGGACACCGTTTCCGGCGATCCGAGTCCGATAATCCCTTAATATGATTGAAGTTTACTTGGGAGGAACGGTTCTTGGACACCGCGTCCGAGTTCGGTTTACTCGACCTGAGGGTGAAGCACGGTCGGTCGCGCCCCTTTGCAGGGCGGTCTCCTAGGCAGATCAGCCAAGTTTTGAAGCGTTCTGGGGGCTGCACCGCGGGGCTTTAGGAGGCCTTTCGTAGACCGACCGCTCGGCATCGGACAATCAACGGCCCCTGCCCTTTTTCGCCAGGTCTTCTGTCAGAACCTCGGAAGGTCGGTCCCAGTTGGGACCCTCGGAAACCCCTTATCCGCCGGCAGTTTCGCAAGATCCCACTCAATCCCGCCTGGTTCCGGGTTTCGCCATCTCTTCTGTCAGACAACAGCGTGACACTTCGTTTGTCGTTTCTGACATTTGAGTTGGCGGAACTCGGATTTCTGTAAAAGCCCTCTAAAAGACCTTCCGCACCCCTCTCATAGACCTCTAAGCGCCCGCTTGCCGGGGCCTCTCCAGCGAGGCGCGGGATCGGAAGCCGTCCTTCATCATCGTGTGGACGATCTGCTGGATCACCCAGTCGCCGGCGTATTCCGGTTCCAGCGGCGGCAGGACGAACGGGTCCTCGGCCCGCAGCCACGGCGCCCCCGCCATGGTAACCTCGATCCGGTCGACGGCCGCGTTCCCGTCCTCGAGCTCGGCCGTCGCCGCCTTCCGCGCCGCCTCCGCGCTGGCATAGGTCTTGCGCAGCTCCTTCGCCGGGCCCTCGCCCCCGCCCACCTCGACGAACTTGCGCGTGGCCATGGCCCCGTCCTGCCAGAACGCCTTCACCGATCCGAACCGGCCGCGCTCGCCGCCGGTCCACTCGATCGATTCGATGTCGTCCGAGCTCGGCAGGACCAGCGGCAGGCCCAGGGGCTTTCCCGAGGCGGACCGCCCGCTGGCGCGCAGAACGAAGATCAGACGCGGCCCGACGATCTTGAAGTCCGCGCCGAGGTCCGATGCGAGGCGCGACAGGTACCGCCCCAGATCAGCAGCGCGAACGCGGCCTTCAGCAGCTCTTCAAAGTCGTCGTGGCACGCGGCCTCGTCGATGATCACCTTGCCTTGCCGACCGCGCAGGGAGCGGGGCTTCGACGACAGCGCGGTGATCTCGAACCCGCTGGCGAAGCGGATGCGGAACGCCTGGATGAACTGGTCGGCCTCGCCGGGTTGCGCCGCGTCCTTGAACAGGAACTCCTCGGCTTCCGCGATCGCCGGCATGAAGGCGCGGGCCCAGTCGCCGCAGGCGTCGATGAACTCGCGCGCCATGTCGAGATTGTAGCCGATATATAGAGTGTCCATTCCACCGGCGGTGCGCGCCACGCCCGAGGTCAGAACCCCGTCAGCGGCCAGCGCCCAGGTCGCACCGGTCCGCCGGCTCTTCTTGCACCAAGTGACCGAGTTTGCCGCGGCGGTGCGCAGCAGCTGCTGCTGGTTAGGCAGCAGGACCCCGGCGGGCGTATCCCCGAACCGCGACAGGGCCGTGGTCCGGCTCGCCCGGCGCAGCTCCGCCCAGGCCGCGGCCGAGATCGCGCGGCCGCCGGCGATGTCCGCCTCGCTCATTCCGTCGCCCTGGCCGTGGGCTCTGGCATGCCCGATGCGCGCGCGCGGTGACCCGGCCGATCAGCGCCTGGACCTGTCGCGGTTTGGTTCCGGTCACGGTGCTCATTTAGGCGGCCTATCGTTCGAAGGCCGAGGGACTTTTCCAGCCCAGTGCTGAGTGTCGCCGCCGTGGATTGTAGAAGCCGTTGATGTAT